CTTCTTCTCGCATACCAAACAAATCATCACATAAAAAGGCATCTGTTGGTTAACCCTCTTTTCCACTTTCCAGCTTGCTTTAGGACAGTTTTCATTCATTTCTTTATCAATGACTCTATTGTCGCCAACCTCTCGCAAATCTTCCTTTCAATGGAAGCGTGGTGGGTAAGGTGGTTGGTATTATAGACAAGGGATGATACGGTTAAGTCTTTAACTGTCTCCCTGATGTCTTTTATCTCATCTTTCAGCCCGTTTAGTATGAACATAACCAATGCAAGCAATATGGGCGTGATAAACCTTAAAATTGGACCCCAACCATTGATTGAGTCTTTTGTCTTTTGACTAACCATACTCTCCTCACTCTCCACTCCCTATTCCTATTGTGCCTAATTTGAACAACCATAACCTACTGTTGAACCGCCGCCACCGCCTGCCGCCGTATTATCGTCTTGGTCAACGCCGATGTTCCATTGGTAGTCGCCTGTCGCTCCTGGTATTGTTTGTAAAAAACCTATCGCTAGTGCAGGAGAACCAGATTGCAAGGTGAAATCGCCACCTACGGCACTGGTGAAAAGAGGGTCTGCGGTTGAGTCGTGTGCCCCCGCAGTAATAAAATAAAGCCCTGCTGTGCCATTGCCGTTATAGAGGTTATAATCAAAATAGGTATATATCCTATTACCAGACCCGACCCTATTAAAACCATATCGTCCGTTACTGACAGCCATATTATTTGTAAGCACTTGGTCTAATAAAACCGTGGTTGAACTCCGTGCAAAAACAAATCCGTCTGTTGTAACCCCTGTATTATTGTAGGTTATACTATTAAAAAAATAAACTTGTCCACCGCCGTTGCCGAACCCGTGTCCGCCATTTGATTCACTAATACTGTAAATAACATTACAATAACCTGATGTCCCAGATTGGTAGCCGCCTTCGCCTGTATTATCGTGAATATAACAACCCTGATAATGACAATTTACAGCCGAGGTATCATTAGCGGCATCCCCATTGGTGTTAATCTCGCAATTTATATATATCCCACTTACACTTGAGCCATCAAGTGTGCCGTTGTTTATTTTGCAACTAATAAAAACCGACCCCCCTGCGACATTTGAGGTTGTTGAACGCCTGAAACGAATATTATAAAAGAAATTCATAGTTCCAGCCCCCGCAACACAGTTAGTTGTGTCAGGAATTGCGTTGTCGTCGCTATCTCCGTCAATATCTGGTCTTGTATCACCTAAAGGAGCGTCTGTTCGTGAGGACTCATAACCTATCCACTTAATTGGAGTAGAAGTTCCACCTGATACTGATAAAGTAAACACATACGCATTCTCCCCAACCTTGACATATCTGCCGTTTTTGATATAGATAGTGTTGCCTGCAACAATTATGGTAGAGATGGTGTTAGGATGGTCAACCGCACCGCCAAGATACCAGTCGCCACCTGTCTTTGCCCCATCAGTTCCGCAAGCACTGTCAAGGGTAGCGGTATTGGCAGAGGTATCTACGATTAAATAACGCCCAAGAGTGAACCCGTCTCCCGCTTCTGTTATGTTTATAATATTACCTTCATCTGCGGCGACGAAATTGTGAGTTGCGGAAGCGATTACTGGAGCAGCGGCATCTCCATCAGCACAAGTAAGGTCAGTTCCACTATCTTCGGCGGCATTTTGTTGTGAAAAGTCTGTGCCAGGAACGGCAACGCCAGAGTCAAAACCGCCACCTCCTGTTGTCGCACCAGTTGTTCTTACTTCCCAAACAGTCGCTGCACCTAAAGTCGCAAATGCACTATTTGTTAAGACGCAAGATAACCAAGTTATAACTATCAAGGTCGTTAGTCGTTTCAACATCTTCTCCTACCTCCACAAATTTTCCATTTAGTTTATCTTCTTGAATCTGATTACTTATAATGATTTCTTTCATACCGTTGCCCAAATCTTTCTCTGATTTTTTAATTCGTTTAATCTGGGCATTATTGCATCCCTGTATTGTCCAAGTCGGGTCGGTTTCTACATTGATTAAATTACAGTCTATAAAGGTCAAATTTTTACCTTCAATCGCTTTCGTATGTGGAGCTTTTTGGGTGAAGTTGGTATCTCTGATTATTATTCCGTCAGAGATTATGACTTTATGATAAGAGTAGTTTCTGCATTTAGGAGTATATTCAACTGTGCCTCTGTCAAAATCATTCTGGTAATCATTCTTTAGCGGTTTAAGTTCTTTATGAATTAGTTTTCTTCCTTGTTCTTTTAAGGTTTTCTCAACCTCTATTCTTTCATTTTCATTAAGTATCTTATCTTCCGCAATATCCTTCTTCTTTAAAGTAAAAGTAGAAGTAAGGGGAATATCTTTAGCCCAACATACCGAAGTCAATAAAAAGAATATAATCAAAAACCTCATCTTCCCTCCCTATTCATAAATAGTAATGACTGCTTGTTTGGTTAAGTCCATCATTCCCTCACTATTATTGTCGCCTGTGGCACTGTGGCGGCTGTAACATTAAATCCGTATCTTTCCCCCGCTAAAAATGAAGTGTTGAATGAACCTAAAGAAGTGTCCTCATTGTAAGAAGTCCCTGTGAGGGTAATCGGCTCTGTCCCTGAACAGTTGGTATAATTGGCTTCGGTGTAGTTCGCCGCCCCCGCCCCGTAAGTTACTTTCTTGACTACCGCCGAGAAATTCCCCACTGTGCCGTTTGAGTCCACTTCCCAAGCCCCTGCGGTGAAGTTACTCATTGCCCTCGCATAAGAATACCAGCCAGGAGAGATAGCACCGCCACTCGTATTTATAATGGTGTAAATAATGTAATGGGGATTATTATCCCAGTCAGTCCTCTCTGCGGCGGTGATGTGGATGGTAGAATTACCTGTGTGCGTTGTGAGAGTGGTATTAGTGGCATAGTCTAAAGCTACAATGTCAGTCTTGTTAAAGAAGTTTGTCAGAGTAGGTAAAGCAAGAGTATCGGTCTTATTATAGAAGTTTGTAAGAGTAGCTAATGCGACTGTTTCAGTCTTGTTGTAGAAGTTAGTTAAAGTTGGCAAGGCGAGTGTATCTGTTTTATTGTAAAAGTTAGTCATAGTGGTAGTGGTAGTTTCATTGGCGTAAATCCCAGAGCCGATTATCGCCTGTATCTCTGCGGAAGTATCTACGGTGGGGTCAACTTCGGTAGTAATTACATCTGTTATGGCTATTCCGCTATCTTTAATTTCTTCGTTAGAAGCTCCGTAGACTGTTATATTCCCTTCTGTGGCGGTGGAGTTGGCGGTTACATTGCCAGAGCCAGCAGGGTTATCCCAAGTGTATACACCTGCCCCGTCATTTTTAAGGTATCCTGCGGCGTTAGGGATGCCGTCAAAAGAACCTGTATTATTCCATTGGATTTCGGTAGCGTTGCCACCTGGAGTGCCGCCACCCCCCACAGTTATATTTATTGTTCCGTCTCCATTGTCTACGTGATTAACTCTAATCTTATAAGGATTAACTGGGCTTGAGTCATTAGCCTGAGTTATAGTCAGGGGTGCCCTTTCAAAGTCTATTGTTTGAGCAAAGACTAAGAAAGGAAATAGAATAAATAGTGATGTTATAAAGATTTTTTTAAGCATATTTTTCCTGCGGAGTTAGTTACTGTTACTTTTTTTGTGTTATCTGCCATTGACAAATCCTATTTTTATGGTATACTTTAAATATGATAATTGTTTGGATAATAGTTGGTATATTCAGCATATCCTGCATCCTTGGACTATTCTGCATATTCTTTAGATTTTGTATCTACCCAATAATTGATTGGTGGGATACCAAGAAATCTAACTCACTAACCACTTGTCCAACTCGTCCCTTGAAAGAGGAATAATATTCCCAAAGTTATCTATGGTAAATGCCCCTGCTTTCCTTGCTTTTTCTAATTGTTGAGACATATTTATTGCTTGTAAAACCCCAGGTGTTACCATAAACATTCCCCCCATACTTCTCAAGAACCTACCAATGAAAGGAATATCCCCAGGCAATTCCGCCATTTTACTCGCTGTTCTATAACCACGAATGTCCTTAACTGTTTGTTTTGGTAATACTTTTTCTGCCGCTATTTGCCCCTCTGCTCCACCAAATTTATTTTTTATGGCATCAAGAACCTTGTTGAATTTAAAATAATTTTTAACCTGACTATATGGTTCTATGAACTTCTTATAAGTAGCCCTGACTGTTTCCATTTCTGGGAAAGCGTCAAGTTGTGCCCCCTTAATGTTATTAATGGTATCTAATAAATCAAGATTATTAGCCCTTATATTCTTTGGGACTTTTGTGTTCATATAGTTGATAATCTCTTGTGATTGTTGTAAGGTAATGTTGGGAGACATCGGTTTAACTTTTTTGACCATATCTCTCAAAAACGGAGTTCTTCTCATAACCCCCTTGACTTCTGGAGCCATTTCGTCAAAATTATTCACAATATCATCTACGACATTCTGGAGACTTACCACTCTTGTTGGATTTTTTGCAGTGAGGCTTTCTAATTGACCACCAAATTCTGCAATCTTATTAGTATGTGCTTCAACAAATGCCTCCCTAACTTGTTTAGCAAAATTCGCACCTTTTTGTGAATTTATCACCTTTGGAAAATTGGCAAGACCTTGAGTAACTATTCCCACGCCCCTACCAACTTTCTGGGGAATACCAGTCTTAAGTAAACCATATCCTGCCCCAGCAGCGGCACCTACTCCAGCAACTCCACCAAGAATATCACCAAGACCAGTGGATGGTTTTGATTCACCCTTAGTAGCATATTGTCCCCATTCATCAGATTGGGAATCTACTGCGTATTTATCCCATTCATCAACCATTTTATTTAAGTCCTTTTGCTTTCATAAAGGCATCTACTTTATTGGAAGGTATCTTGTAATTTACTCCCCCTACCGTAAACTCACTAAATCCTTGTTTTTGTCTTACACTTCGCAAGTCATTAACCATTCCAAATAACTTCTGGAGTTTTAACTTCCCTGATTCATAACTATCAAAAAGTGTAGGAAGTAAACGGATAACTGCTCTTTGTTCATATTCAGATAAGTTACCTACATCTCCCATACCACGAGCCAACTGTGCCCTAACTCCTTGCACGAAATCTGAATATGCTTGGTCTTGTCTCTGAGCATCCGTAGCACCCAAACCTTTCTTAACGACATCCCATAACCCTAATGCTGGGACTAATCCTGTTCCCGTAATTTTTCCCTTGTAAGGAGAGGTATTTAACCATTCCTTTTCCATAGTTTTTCCGACAGTTTCCAATCTGGTTGCTTTACCTAATGCAACTTCATTTTCTTTCTGTTGTGCAATTTGTGCCTGTTCGGTTACTGGATTCGGTTTATAACCAGTCGGTCTACCATATATATCCAACTTTTCTGGGACATAATCTCCCTGTCCGCCCACGTTCACACTTCCCTCACCTGCGGGCAAGTTAAGTGGTCCTTGGGTTTGTCCCCCCTGCCCTGCAAATAATGTTGGTTTCGGACCACCCGCTTCATACATCGCCTGTTGAGCCGTAGCAACTTTACCCATTTCCAATATATTATCAAAGGCAGTCCTATCCTCCAACTCAACTACTGTCTGCCCCGTTACTGGATTGATAGTTTGCTTGACTTTATACTTACCGCTCTCAAGTGCTTTCTGGACTTTCTGTTGAGTTTTCTGTTTCTCTTGTTCCGCCAAAAACCCAGACAATACTTGAGCACCAGAGTTTACTCCATTTAAAATATCGTTGATAGGCATTAGAAACCTCCCAAACTTGATAGACCTGAAGTAGCCCAAGAATTATTTGCTATATTGCTTGTTCCACCTAACGATGTTGCCGTCGGAGAACCTCCAAAATTAAACTTCGCCAATAGACTCCCTATACTTGACCAGTCTATATTTGAACTCTGGGGGACATAGGAAGTGGGTGAGACATAAGATTGAGAAGGTGTCTGTCCTATAAACGACATTCCCTGGTTCAATGAAGTATTCCTTAAGTTCTCAAGGGTAGATAACTGGGTAGATGCCTTGTTGTTTAATAAATCGCCGTATAATCTATCCATCACCCCAGAATTAAGCATATTTTTTGAGGCACCATAGGCACCCAAAGACTCCCCAGCTTGGTCATAGTAACGACCTAATGCTTGTGAAGTAGCTTCTGGCAAGGTAGTGGCATTTAACCCACTTTTAATCTGCCCAGAAATCAAAGGCAGTAATTCCTTGTAATAAGGTAAATATGCTGCCATTTGTTGTTTCTGCGGCTCTGTATAATCATTAGCCGCTTGTTGTTGGGCTTCAGCCGCTTTACTCGCAGCCTTTGACTGCTGAGAAGAAGCCGCAGCCCCTATTCCTGCCGCCCCTAATGCACTTGCCCCCATTATTAGAGCAGCAGTTGTTCCGATTGCCATTTCAAACCTCCTTTAGATAATCTTAAGATAGTGATATTCCATAAGTCTATACTTGTTTATTCCATATAACCTTGATAAAGTTTCCTTGTTCATATTTTCCATATGTATCATTGAGACAAAGTTAGCACCCTTATTCTTACATTCGTTCTCAAATGCTTTCAGCAACCGCATAGCCAGAGAACCCTTCCTTTCTTCTTTGGTTATGAACCAAATGGTTTCCTCGGCTAACTTCTGTTTATTATCAAATATTGAAGTCCCTATCACTCCAGCGATTAAACCTACTATCCTATTTTCTTTTTCGGCGACGATATGAATATGCTTATTTATAAATTCATTTATCGTGTTATCAAGTGTATTCCAGTCAAAGGATAATCCGAACTCTTTTAATCCTTCCTCGTAAAATTCGTAAATGAGGAGTTTGACAGAATCCTTATCATCAAACCTTGCTGGTCTAAGTAAGATTGACATACCTCAATGTGCTGTTAATCTTCGTGTATATCCTTATCGTCGCACCAGAATAATATCCCTGAAGTTCCCCCTCCCCAATAGTTTCGGTAGTGGGTAGAGTAGTAACTATCTTCATAAGATACGGAGTCTGAAAGGCAAGACGGTGTATCTCATTATGCTTGGGTGATTCTTCTGGTAAAACCTCAAAATTTTTACGCATTAGGCTCTAATTTCTGTTATCGTTATACTTGAAAGGCAAACTCCACCAAATTTCCTTGCCCCACCTACCCCATTAAATGTTATAGTACCTCCTGCCGCTTCTCCAGCCCTGACCCTAAATGTGGTTTCAGATGTTGTCCCCGCAGTCATATAGTAAGTAAATACAACACACTCCATAACAGCGGTAGAATATGAATATGCGTTTACTGCTATAAGTGCGTTAGCCGTTGCATCTTGAAATAATGCGACTATGGGATAACCTGCCCCAGCTAAAGAAATATTACAAACTACATCTATTCTTAATTTATTGGTTGCAGAAGTTGGTGTTACCGCAAGAGTCATAAACTCGGCTCCCTCTGTAATTTGAGGGATAGTATCGTCATTAGGAAGGGCTGTATTCCCTGTAGCCACCGCACCAGTTTGGGTATTGACGACTTGTTGCTTCTCATCCACATATTTTTTGGTTGACGCTTGCATATCTGTTGTCGGAGTGGGAACAATGGGAGAGGAACTAAAAGTCTTTACCCCAGCGATAGTCAGTGTATCATTTTCTATTTTTTCTATCGCTGCTGAAACTGTTAATGTCTGTAATGCCATATTACCTCCCTTAAAATCTTGGTGGTTTGACAGTAAATAATAGAACCAACCTTTTAATTGTTAATTGAGTAGAATCACTTTTGTAAAATCTAAGTTTTATCAATTCCCCAAAAGAGTCATAGGGAAAATTAGCAGTATATTTTGAGGTATAAGTAGCCAAGTTTATGTATGTCTGGGCAACCCCGTCTTTAATAAAAGTGCTTGATTCCGTCCCCCTGTCCAAAGAGTAATAAACATACAGATTTCCCGAAGATTCTGATTCATATTCAACCCTTATTCCACGAAATCTTTTAATCTGTCTTGGGGAACCCAAGTCTAATTGCCCCATCTGAAAATTGAAATATATCGCAGTTTCTGTCGGAGTCCCACAACCTGCAAATATCTTTATCACATACCCATTATTTAGGAATAGCTTAGGGGTGGCAACCACATCGGTATCGTTTGTGTATAAACGAACCTTGTATTGGATATATTTTGCAGCAGTAATTGCTGATATATCCGAACCATTAGGGTCTGTGTATGGACCCTCCCAACTTGCTGCACCTACCGCTCCCGTGCTCACCCCAGTCCTAATCCAAAACTGGACATCTCCGTTAGTGCCTAAACTTTCATTCCACATCAACCTGCTCAATGCTGAAGCGTTAATCTCTATGTAATCCGAAATCAACATCCCTGATGGAGAAACCGTTTCGTCCTCAGCCGCATAATCTTGGACTTCTTCGGATGAGGTATCTAAAGTAGACACTATTAAATTTCCCACATCATCATCTAATTCGCTTTCATCAAGCGTTAAGATAGGATTAGTTTCCGTCCCTAAAGTATATTCTACCTGTGTTTCTACCCCAGCACTAAGTTCTGACTGTAACTTGTGGACAACATCGTAAGTCCCCTCACCTGAATCTTCACGATAACAAACTCCTATCTGTGAATCTCCTGTATATAATTCTCCCCTGTCTTCGCTTCCATACCAAGAACAGAAACAATTTATATCTTTCCCGTCTGTAACAAATGCTTGGCGTTGAAAATCATAAATCAACTGGGTGTCGTTATAACCGTGTTCAAGGTTTTTATCCGTGAAAGTGAGTGAATATTTCCCTTCGTGATAAATCCCCTCACATTCGGTTATGCGGTTACTTAAAATCTTGTTTATCTCTATTGAAACCTTATCGGAAATATTCTGTGCGAGTTGCCCGTTAAAAAGCATCAGTTGTTTTCCAAGTTCGCCTAATCTTGAGACAAAAATTACCCCATAAGGACTTTCCGAAATAGTGTATGGAGCGATACAACCATTATAGGAAAAGGGTTCCGAAACCGACCAGTTTACTGGGTCGCCGTCTGTATAAATTTTCCTTATGGTATTATTCTTTAAGACGCATAACGCACCTGTGGGGTCGTGTGCCAATCCAGTATTTTCGTCTCCGTCATCTTGGGCGATGTCTATGTAATTGAGTGCAGGAAATATATCGGGATAACTCGTTCCAGAAGCGATATGGGAATAGTAAACCCTTGACTTATTGCCTGAATATCCCGTTAAAAAAATCCTGTCCTTATGTAATGCAGCATATTTGCATATTGGAGGAACCCCATTATCAGTTGGTGCCTGAGTAGTAGTATCTAAATCAGCGTCAGCAGTGTTGTCATTGTATTTTGCCCCCGTAAGATATGCCTCTACTTGTGCCTTTGTATGTCTTGAATGATAGTAATAGGTTGAACCATCTACCAAAGTTCGGTAAATCCTCATATGAGTTGCGTTGACTGGTGTGGTTTCAAAGTCATATAAGTCAATGGAATCGGAAGCGTCCACGGCTACCGCTAAATACCCACCCCTTGAGGATTGCTGATAACTGTCGTATTCCCAAGTAAAATAATACTTGTAAGTTCCTACCGTAAGGACTCCTGTTGCGTTTTTGGCACCCGTAGGTGCGGCAGCCATAGCCTTGCAACCCATAACATCAGAAGTCGCTGAAGTCCCTGCTGTTTTCATATTTGCATCTATACCGTTAAATAGGTAATGGAAATTTTTATAAGTTACCCCCCTGTATCTTCTACCTGAAGTTACGGTATCTAAGTCAGAAAAACTCCCCGCAGAATCAGAACCTACTTTTAACTTAGTATCATATACGGAAAGGAAGTATCTATTTGTTCCGATGTAAATTCTTTTTACATACATTACGGGATTGCTTCCTAAGGAAGCGACATTATACTGAGCCCTATTATCACGGACTTTTATCCCACCCACATCATCTAATCGGGCATTTTTGACTATATCTCCCCCGCCAGCAGGTATGTTAATATCAGTAAGAGAATTTATCAGACCCTTAGAAAAGTCTTTTATCTCATACTGGAGCAAATTTTCGTCAAAGGAACCTAAACTCATTCCACACCCCAACTGTCTACATTACCTAAATAACTCGGTGAACCAAGATGATAAGGTCTAAAAATCTCATTCACTACTTCCTCATCTTTATTTACCCAAGAATTTGCCTCTCTCAAGAAATTAAAATACTCACCCTTAGCACCTTCCGCCTGTTGGTATTCACCGATAGATTGTTTCGCTTTCCAAATCATAAACAGGATTATTCCCTCGTGTAAGTCCACAAAGTCAGTTCTTGAATTAAACGGGTCAGAAGCATCACCTGCCATCTGGGTAGGCATAGCGTAATAATAGACTAAAAGCCCGCTAGTCTTGTTGGCACTTGGTGTAGGATATAACCCTAAATAGTCTCCTCTTTTATAGACTGACCTGGGGTCTCCAGTATCGGAGTTCCGCCACCCTGGAACATAAGTTTCTAACCAACTCATATTGATAATCTTTAGCGGAGAATAATCAGTCCCATCGTAATAATATACTCCCGCAGATAAATCAAGTTTAAGAAACAGGGAAAAATTAGTAGTTAGACTATACTCACGTGTTCCAGAGAGCAAGTTTATACTCCCAGATGTGGGGAATAACTCTAATGTCCTTGCTATATTATTCGCACCTCTTTGCGACCACAAATCCATCTGCGTTGTTAAGACAGGTGAATCTGGCATCCTTTGAGAAAATTCAGTTCTTATTTGTGCCCTTGTCATATCTCTCCTTACAGAAAACTTTTAAGTGTGTCTAAGTATGTCTTGGAAGTGATTTCCACATTATAATCTTTTTTTACTTTCTGGTATGCCATCTTGCCAATATGTTTCCTTAATTCCTCTGACTGGATTAACTTTTTTAAGCAGCCATACCACTCATCTTCTTCTTTGACTAAGAATCCTGTTTCTCCGTGTTCTATACATCTATAAGATTCCACATCAGAAGCGACGGTAGGTATTTTTAATGCCGACCCCTCTAACCACCTAAGATTTGACTTTGCCCTGTTAAACTCCAAGTCTCTTAAAGGGGCGATATTTATATCGGAGTTCATAAATTTGAGTTCTTGGGGATAGTCGTTGATGTTTGTCCATTTATGGTAATCTTCAAATATTATCCGTTTATGATTGAGATAGGGTATCTCATATCCCCCATATCTAAAATGGAACACGACGTTAGGAAACTCAAATAGTATCTTAGGGACTACGTTCTTGATAAGTCTTAAATTTATCTGGTGCCCCGCCCCACCTTCCCAACCGATTTTGATATACTTGCCCTTTTTCTTGCTTTTTAACTTATCCCAAATCTCAAAATCTATGGAATTTGGTATCACAAAAATCTTGGAGTTCTTGGGAGCAAAAATTTTCTTTAAGTAATCGGTAGAAACTATGACCCCGTGAGACTTCCTAATTTGCTCATCTCCCCACAACTCCACGTTTGTCCCTGGACCGACTAACTGGAAATTGGGTGAACCTGAATTTATGGCGTAGGGATTATCGTCATATTCGGCAAGTATGGGTTGTTTGTAAGCATCCTGTAAGGCTAAAATTAACGCTATCGCCTTTTGGGTGTGGATACCTTGAAAAACTACTATATCGCTCTGGAAAACCAACTCATTGATTTCCTCTATAAATTCCTCTTTCATTTCCTTTTCCCAGAAACAACTCAAACCAAAGTTGGGTCCCCAATAAGTAAAGGCTACCTCGTGTCCCATTCGCCTTAAATACTTGACGAAATTTTCCATACGATAAAAAACAACTGGAGAGTTTAGTGTTGGAACGAATAGTATCTTCATTTTTTTAACGTTCCTTTACATATCCACCAATCTGATATTTCCCAATTCTTCTGCCAATCGTCGTCTTGTTTAATAGTGATTATTTGCAAGTTATTTTTATTTGCAAATTCTGTTACTGCTTGTTTAACCCCATAATGAGGTTTATTGAAATCGTGCCCTGCAAATATACCATTAACTTTAGGATACCAACATTCAAGGTCTTTCTTTACTGCTTCGTATCTGTGGTCGGAATCTATATAAATATAATCAAAAAAACCATCTGGGAAAAGGGTTGATGCTAATTCGGAAGTAGTGTTAAAAATATGTATCTTATCACCAAAAGGTGCTAATCTATTTAACATATCTTTTTTATAGGTATTCTGTTCTTGTTGAGTGATTTCTTGATAAGGCATATAAGAATCAACCAAATATAACTCATTAACTACTTGCACTATTTCAAGGGCATTTTTTCCATCTCTTACACCTATCTCTATTGCTTTGTTAATCTTGCCTTTTTCAAGAGCATACTTTAATGAACTCCTCATTTCTCTAATATCCCCCAAAACGTCCTGTATGGTCGTTCCCACACAATGCACTCGTCGTCTATTTCCCACATAATTTTTTTCATATCACCAAACCACTCATTCAATTCTTTTTCTTCTACCCCGTAGAGGTGGTAAACATTTAATTGGTCTCCTGTGCGTAGGTGGACGTGGATATATAATCTTCCGCCAGTCTTTAATAATCTCTTGTATTCACTTGCTACCCTTGCCGAGTTTTCTGGCTTGAAACAATGGTCTAAGGTGTTAAGACTGAACACAACATCAGCGTAATTGTCTGGTAATGGGACTCTTTTACCGTCCTCAACTAAATACTTTCCGTCGTAAGACCAAACACCGATTTCTTTGTATTTGTTTATCAGGGGATCAATAGCTATCTTTTCTTTGGCATCTATCAGGCTCAACACTCCCCCGAAAGCACCGCACCCTATCTCTATAACAACTTTATCCTTTGTATCTGGGGTTAATCTCTTTAAATAAATCTGGTAACGGTTCAAACTCTGGTCTTTGTCCTTTTTAGTTTTCCAGTCGTCAAGTATGGCTTCCATCCTGATTTCTGGGGAATATTCAATAGTTTCTTTTGTGTCTTTATCGTAAAAATTCTTTACTACAAGCATAGTTTTTTCTCAAGTTGTGTAAACCTATCTTCGTCTATGAATGTCCACCAATGGAAGTTGTAAACTTCTCCTCCGACCCTATTATCCACTTCAAGACCAAGTTCCCTGCAAACTCCCCCTAAATCATCACTGGACTTATTCCAGGGCGGATAATAAACCTTTATTATTTTGGGTTCATATTTACCCCGTTGTATATGAAAATTCCAGTAATCAAGTGATTTTTGTATCGTATTTCTAATGTGTTCAATAGGTGTGTTGGAAATATCCTCGTGTATCCACCCGTGAAGTCCGATGTCTAAATTAGGTGCAGTCATTAACCAATACCAGATAACTTTATTATCCCAAAGTCCTCGCATCTCAACTGAGACCGTGTGTATCTTGTTATATTTTATAAATAAGGAGTGTATTCTTTGGAGTAAATGAATATCGGTATATCGGTTAATGTCGTCGTCTCGCCACTTCATCGTATACTTGTGCGTATTGTTTGCTTATTTCGCCCCACCTGTAATTAGTTTCTATAAATTTCCTTGTCTTGACCTGGTTCTTATTACGGAACTCTCTCAGGGCGTTGTAAAGTGGTTCATATCCGTCATCTATTATGGTTATACCCTGTAAATCCTTCCATATCCCGCTTCTACGCATAATCACGGGAACATCCATAGCCATCGCCTCTAAAACGACATTTGAACATCCCTCGGTTAGCGAGGGGTGGACGAACACATCCAAAGAACGATACCAGTCAGGCATACTATCGTGTGGAATATGGTCTCCTTGGAATGTAAATCTTTCTAATCGTAAACCGAGTTCCTCGCACACTTTGGCTAAATCAAAAAATCCCTTGTTTTCTGCTGGGTTTCCCACAAACCCCACTACTAATCTTTTGGGTCCCTTGAAGATTTCTAAATCAACCCCATTGGGTATGAATTTACAATGGTATTCTTCGGCTATTTTCCTACTTACGGAAGTTACATACGCTACTGATTTAATCAACTTCTCAAGCCTTGGGAGGTCTACTGAATAACCTTGTAATAGGGAACGCTCGTTGATTATAGTAAGAACGGTCTTTTTAAAAGCGTCTTTGCGTTCAAGTATCTCGTAATACTGGTCAACCTTTCCAGTATAGTTAAAATGTATAATGTCGTATTCGGGAATTAGTTTCTCTATTTGTTCCTGATTTCTTATTCCCCCTACGATGTCAAAATCATATTCTCGGATATGTTTTTTTAACGCCTTACATCTATTGTATGCTGACCAGTCAATATGAGTATGGTCGGGGATAAGCAATATCTTCATTTACATAATTGTTTGAATAGATTAACGTGTTTATCCCTGAAATTATCCCACTTGAAATTTTCTATGTCTTTAGTCTGTTGGGTTTCTATGGTTTTGAATATCTCCAATGCCCCCTCCAAGTCTTTATAAACCAAACAAGGAACCTCTCCCGCATAACCTACATCGGTGGTAATAACTTGTTTCCCGCACGCCTTTACCTCTAACAAAACATAAGGACCGCCCTCCATATCGGAAGTGATAAGTAAATAATCAATGGAGTGGTAAAAATCAGGCATCCTCTCATATGGTCTATGACCGAGTTTTACAACTTTTGGATGGTTGATAAAAGTTTCTTCCCACCTATCCCCGCAAATGTAAAATTTAAAAGTATCACTTGTCTTGTTTACGATTTCTTCCAATAACTCTACGTTTTTTCTTTTCTGTAATATGGCGACTATGCCTATCTTGATATTCGGCTTGAATACATCACTATCCACAGCCATTGAAATCAATGATTTGTTGGGCTTATCGTATTGGTCGTAATACCTTTTGCTTTGGAAAACAAGATGGTCAGCATATTTATAGACGTATTCCCAAGTGTCTTGAGGATGGTGCATATGAACTACTTTTATCAGGTTACTTCTTAATGTATCCTGTTTGAACAAACCTGCGTGTAAGTAATATCCTATATCCCCTAGATAAAACGACTTTGATGGAAGCCTGTAAAGATTGAGAGTAAGATTGGGTTCTTTTATCCTTAAAAGTTGATTTTCAAACTCCAAGAACCACGTATAATGTGCTTTGCTATCAGTTGAACTGAATACATCTACTATCACTTTGTTCCCTTAAATGCTATCCATTGGGGATTTTTATAAACATAACTTGGAGCCTTGGGGTCAAAAGAAAAGTAGATATTTTCAGTTTTTACATCTTTAAAGTGTTTTGATAAGTCTTTCCTTAGTTGTTTACCATCAAATATCCTCGTATGATAGGCGTGATGTTCTGTGCCTTTCTGAGCGTTTCTACCGTCTGGGTGGGGAACTGAACCTATCACTAATCCGCCATTTTTAAGCACCCTCTTGGCTTCACCTAAGACCTTGCTTACATCAAACACGTGTTCTAAAATCTCGGAAAGAATAGCCACATCAAAATATTCATCTTTAAAGGGTAAACTCTCCGCCCTTGCTACCTTCGCTATAATCCCCTTCTGGCAAGCCAAGTTTACAAGTTCAGGGTTTACGTCCACACCATAGACGATACTGCCCTTCTTGTGCCTTAAAATAGTCCTTTCAAGACCGCCAGAGTTGCATCCTATCCCTATAACTAAGGGTTTGGTATCGGGAATCCAATCCATTAACTGTTTTGTTCTCAACCAACCGTTGTGGGTAGGAACGAACTTTCCTTCCCTGTCCGTGTCTATGTGATAACCTTCGTGAGCCTTTACTGCCTCATCTTCTGAGTTAAATACGGGCATTTATACCAAACTCCTTGTAGATTTTAACCTTTTGCTTTCTGGCTTCGTTTATATCCCTGAACGTATTAAGATGGCTCAAGTCCACCTTTGTAAGTAAAATATTGTCTATATACGAAAATTTATATCCCGCCAAAAATAATTCTATGAATAACGCCTCGTATTGGTCAGTATGCTTGCAATCAGTCCTATACTTATTCTTTAATACAATTTCTTTCCTGTATGCCACCGTAGGGTGGCTTATCCCACGAGGGTAATTCTTGTAATCATAAGGAAAAGCCAACTGTGTGTGTATGGGACGACCTTGTGAATCTACCAGATTTACCGAGTGATAAAGTAAGTCTGTCTTGGGGTGTTTTTTAAAATACTTATATACTATCTCGGCTTTGCTACTGTGGTAAATGTCCCCAGCGTCGGTTACACAGATGATGTCGCTTTCAGCACACTTATTCCCCTCATTACGGCACCAAGCACCCCCCATCCATTCTGTGGTATTAAACACCCTGAATCTATGGTCTCTATATTCATAGAACTTCATCAACTCAAGGGTGCTATCCGTAGAACAATCGTCAAAACAGATAATTTCTATGTCTTTTAGGGTCTGGTTTTCCAAACTCTTAAAGGTCTGTGCTATGAAAACCCCGCAATTCCTCGCTGGCAATACAAAACTAATCTTCGTCTTTGGCATCTATGAATTTAATAGGCATATCTTCTAACTCTAAAATATCGGCAATAGCCATACGGTGATGTCCGTTAAGTATTATCCATTTGTTTAATGGGAGTCCATCATCACGCTTTCTCTGAATTGATATTGGAAACTTTAAACCATTTCTCCTTATATCTACATACAATAGACAGAAAGTGATATACTTATCTTTATTCTTTTTTTGGCAAAATGAACTGTCATCAAGTATCTTTACTGCTTCTTCCCAGTAGTTAAGTTTGGGATTATAAAGGATTTCTTTTAATCTATCCCTTATTTCAAGCATAGATTTTATTTCTCCAATAGTTTCTCTAATCTTTTCTAAAGACTGTTCACTAAGGTTTTTTTTCAGTTCGCCAATGTTCATATTTTTTAGGATATAAGTTCGTAAGTGCCTCTAACGTAACGAGGGCAAATTCTTCAAATTCTTCTTTAGTCATATGGAAGCGGTTGTTTCGGTAATGGAAGTGAATCATATCGCCTTCAAACTGGGGGTCTTGTAGTTCTATCTGGAATAACCCTGCATCGTATTCTGAATTTCTTGGGAGTTCATTAAGCCTATGAAGTAAGGCAAATTCACCTGGTCCGCACTTTCTCTTACCACCTTCCACCCAAGATTTGTAACTCTGTGCTATGCCCTTACAGAAAATCTCATATTCACCAGTCCCGAATAAAACCCTCAAGTTCCTTATGTGTAAATGAAATTCTTGTGCTAACTCTGTCTGAAACCAAACTGGTGCTAACTTGGGTTGTCCGATTTCTTTTGTGGCTAAAACCTGTAAATTATGTCCCAAGTGAAGTCTCCTTTAAATAGATTTTCTTTCCGTCCCCGCAAACGATAAAAGCGTTGGGATATGGGTCATCTAAGGCACGCACAAAGTCGTGTATCTGTTTGGCAGACCTGAATTGGAAATCGTCGGGTTTGAGTTCACTTTCTTCTGGTGTCCTGCGTTTATAGACAGTCGTCTCTCCTACCTGTGGAGTTCCTGTAAAGTCGGGATATTGCTGTAAGACATCTTCTATCAAGACAATCCCTTTCTCCACTATCTCCCCGAAAATGTTGTTTAGTTTATTTTTCAGAGATATTTCTACTTGTCCCAAGATATTCCCAGCATCTATCTCATCAGTTACACGGAATAAGGTTATCGCACCCTTTTCCTCGCCATTTATTATTTGATGTTGTAGCGGACTACCACCTCGGTATTTAGGCAAAGGTGAAGGGTGAAGGCACAAGGTCGGGATATAGTTATGAATGGCTTTAGGGACTATCCAAGACCACCCTACGAGTAAAATCACATCTGGGTCAAACTCCAGACAATACATATCTAATGTTTCGGGTGTCTTGACTATCTGCTTCTCATAAGGTAAGTGGGAAAACAACCATAAAGCCCATTCCCTATACCCGCAACAAAATATCCTTAGTTTATCCATCTTAATATCTTGAACGCCTCAGCATAATCGTATCCGCTCTGATACCCCCTGAATTTAGCCATTAACTTAATCATTTCGGGAGAGCGGTGAGAACGCACCTGCGAAGTGTGTAGTTTGTAACCCTCAATCTTTTTATCTATGTCAAGTTTAACAAAGTAATTGGGATTAAATTCTTCCTTATCCCACAAGTTGTGGTGGATTTCTTCATAGACTAAGACCTTCTTGACAAGGAAATTCTTATCGTGGTGCCTTAAAGCCGTGAAACAAGCCTCATAGACCGTCCTGTGGTCTTGGTTATAGGACGGGTGAGGGATATAGATTTCATCGGGCTTTAGTTTATTTATGAATACTTGGACAGTATCTAAGATGTTCTGAAATTTGTAATTATCAACAAGATGGTCGCAGATAAAATTGTTATAGTTGAAAAACTGGCGTGCCTTAGTTAACTCACTTATCCGAGTTTTTTTGTCTACTATATGAAAATCGTTAATACCCAAGAATACGACATAGGCATTGTCTAATACCGAACTGCATCCCAATACTTCATCGTCGGCGTGAGGCGAAATAATTAGTCTCATAAGAAGTTTTTGTGTCCTCGTGAAGATTTCAGATAAGAAAGGACTTCGTTATATTTTGTGTATCGGCAAGGAGGACACCTATTCACGTTTATCTTCTTGATTACTTCCTGCCTCTCCTGCCCGTTCCAAATCTCCTTAAAACTATTCCTGAATAAATCTCCAAGACAATACTGAGGAAGCCCCCTTAATTGGCAACATAAATACATCTTCCCGTTTGCCGCTATCACACCCAAAAGATTATGCCCCATACACTCGTCAAAGTTTTTGTCCTGAAAGTGGAGTTCCTCAAACCTATGGATTATGGGATAGACCTTAAACTTATCGTCAGTATATTTGGCTATGGAGTCGTGAACTTGCCTACGCATCTCAATTAAAATCTTTTCAGATAATTCCATTCCCCTCATAAATACTGGTCGTATCTGGATATAAGTCGCACCTGCTTCTTTCACTAAGAAAGTGGCGGAGAAAATCTCATCATAATTGTAGGGATGAACTAAGAAAGCCGTTCCTATATCAAGGTCAGGGCTAAGATTACGTAGATACCCTATCCAATTAAGGACTTCTCTTAAAGTATTGCGTCTGGGTTTGTGTAACTTAACATAGGTATCTTCTTCTCCCGCATCCAGACTTACTCTTACAAACTGGCAGGTCTTGGTTATCGCCTCACATTTGTCTTTGTCTAACAGCCCCCCATTAGTAACGAGGGCAACTTCCATACCTTTTTCCCTGACAAAGTGCAAGGCAAGGGCTATATCGGGGTGAGTGAGGGGTTCTCCCCCGCCTGTAAAAGTTACGGACTTAACCCCTGCCTCTGCAAGTTGACTTATAATATCCAGTAACTTATTAGTCTCTAAGTAACACTTTTCCCTATTCCTGAACTTACCGCTTATACACCACACGCAAGAATGGTTACAGATATTTGATGGGTCTATCTCACAGGAAATTGGATAGACTGTTTCACCCTTGGCTATTTTGACCAGTGTTTCGGGGTGATTTAAAATCTTGTAAGGACTAAATATCTTTGAGTTCACCCATCAACTCCATCTTCTTCTGTTTCTTGTCGTGCAAATACTGTTTAAATTTTTCGTCGTGCCCGTTATTGTAGGCATTGTTATAAACCCTATATACCGATATTGGTTCTGTGGTGAAGCAACTCTTTACCTTTGCCTTTATAAGCAGGTTGTATAACATCCCCCAATCTCCTACGCCCGCCTCCGAATTGTAAGGGTATTTGAGGATGATTTCTTTACGGTATCCAACCGTAAGATGACCAATATAGAAAAACCCTTCCTCTTTAAGTCGTCTTTTTGAAAACTTCGTAGCGAGCAGGTAGTTTGGTATCCCTCGTTCAAATTCCCCAAATCTATTTCGTTGGTAATAGGAACCGTAAAACAAACCACATTCCTTTTCTTTGGTAAGGTATTCATAAGTAAGTTCAGCCCTCTTGGGCATATAGGCATCATCACTATCTGCCACGCATATTATTTCTGATTGTGCTTCTTTATTTCCGATATTCCTTGTTCGGTCAATCCTCTCCGCAACCGCCAAATCACACGGTTCAAGGTAGATTTTCCTAACCCGCTTGTCTTTATTGCAGAAATATTCAATAATATCCCGTGAATCGTCGGTAGAATCGTCGTCAACTACGATAAGTTCAATGTCTTTTAGTGTCTGGGTCAATACCGTTGTAATCGCCAAAGAAATATAAGACGACTTATTCCTGTTTGGCATCACAAAAGTTACTAATGGCATTATTGTTGTTTTTCTTCTACCTTTTTAAGTATTTCTTCGGGAGTCATCTCATCGGGAGTTTTATCGGTTGCCCCCGCTTCCCTGATTTCAAGGTTAAAAAAATGGTGTTTCTTTCCCCCACCTATATCTCTTTCAGTTATTCCCACAACCCTAACGACTATATTCATACTAAATATCTCATTGATATTTTTAGTCCGTAAATCCCTTACCATATCAGAGGATATTTCTACTTCTGGATATTTGTCTTCAACCTTATTTTGGTAGGGGCTATCTAAAATCCTTTGTTTTATTGCAGTAGAATCCATATTTTCTCCTTTACCTTGTTACTTCCCACACCCTAATTTCTGTTGTTCCTGTGGCAACAATTCCATAAATGGGGTCGCTCTTATCCTCAAATTTCCCATACATAGCGGGTGGAAAAGGCAAACCGACAGTTGTATTCACTGTTGGACTAAAACCAAGATAGGCAGTTGTAGTCCCATTGTTATAAAGCACGCACTTACGCCTATTTGTGTCCCTTGGTAATATCTCGGTAGTGGTATTAGTTGCTGTTACTGATTTTACGGAATCGGAAGCAAACAGAATACTCGTAAAAAACAATAAACCTAAACCTATAATTACAATCCCTATTCTTTCTTTCATTTTTCCTCACTGTCTTTAAAAATAAACTCTTTCCCCTTATCCAGAATGGTGTAGATTATATTTTTGTAATTACCTTTATCTAAAATCTGTTTGTAATAGACCCTCCCAGCTTCTATATGTTCTGGTTTGGGGTTTTTCTTTACTTCACGTATCTTTTCTATCAATTCAATCTTTGACTTGCCATAGTCGTCTTTGTCCACACTTAACTTTATATATTCCATATGGGGCATTTCAAAATTAGTGATTACCTGCCTACCGCCCAAAAGGAAATGAATAGGTGTATGAGGAAAACCATCGTGAACGCTTATCCTAACGTTTATGGAACATAATTTGATGGCTTCTCTTATGTTAATAAATGGCAAGTATTCTATGTTTTCTTCCTTTGCCTTTTTCCCGCCACCAAAAAACTTAAAATCAACATCAGGCATTGACTTGGCTATATCTAAGAGAAAATCCTCATTGTGCATAAGGTTTGTATCAGAGTAATAAATCCCAACCGTAAACTTTTCGGGTAATGGTATATCTTCTGGAATTTCCTCGCAAAGAGGCATATATACTTTGTGTGCCTTAATCCCTAACTCTCCAAGTTCCTTCTCTAAAAATTCAGAATTACATAATTGAACGTCTATATGGCTAAGAACCTTATCTCGCATATATTTGAGTGTTTCCCAGTTAAATCCCGTCCTTAACTGATAAACGTCAGTTCCTATCCACTGGACTACCTTTAAACAATCTTTAGGGGCGTTCTGGAATATTTTGGCGTGGTTTTGGACAGCCAGAGGATAAAACCCCATTATGTAAATCATCTTGTATTTGTGTTCAAACATAGAAGGCATCTGGACTAATGTAGTCCCTTGGTGTGCCCCTATATAATCTGCACCCAGAATCTTAGCTCTTTGTATTGACTGATAAGGTGCTCCAAGTGAAGAAACACAAATTGGTCTTTCCTTGACATTATTCAATAGTTTTATACGGGAAACTTTCTCCAGATATGTAGCACCCTTTTTCCCGCTTATGCTGTTATCATCTGTGGGTTCTGTCATAAAGACATAATCCTGCAAGTAAAAACCCTTGTATCCCTCTTTGGTAATCCTCAAAAACAAATCCCAGTCTTGGAAGTATTCAAGGTTCTCGTCAAATCTGGGGAATATCTCACGTTTCATAGGAGACATCGTAGAGATATAATTTGCCGAGTTTAATAAATAAGAGTCAAACGGTCTTGAGGGAAAGACGTTTAAACTTTCTACGTTCCACCGATAGCCAGAATAAACAAAAGAACAATCAGGATTATCTTCAAATGAATCCTTGATTAACCTGAGCATACCTGGAAGTAAGATACAGTCAGCGTCAAAGAAAAAGACTATCTCCCCAGTGGATTTATCAAATCCATAGTTGCGTTTAGCCGAGGCACCCTCTTGCTCAATCTCATAATAAAGAACATTTAATTCCTCACAAATCTTCCTACCTTCTTCGTTTTCCTTGCTTACTACAATAATCTCTCGGTCTGTGAAATCTTGTTCTTGGATTGAAACTATACATCTTTTAAGAAACGTATTATCCTTTTTGTGTAAAGGAATAATTATGGAAAATCTCATTACACCTCCAATTTAAAAATTTGGTCTCCCACGTGCCCTATGTCAAGTGTGGTATTCACGTATATCCTATATCCTGCTTTTCTCGCCTCTTTGCAGAACATAATATCTTCCGAGTAGTCTCCCCGATAAAAGAACCAGGGATAAGGGAGTTCTTGGAATACTTTTTTTCGTATTAACATTACTCCTGTCCCGACTGCATCAACTTCTATGATTTCCGTAGTCCTGTCCGCTTTTTCCGCCTGGACAAGAACCTTGTCATTGTTGAAATAAAATATATTGGGTGGGTGGGGTTTAACTCTGCCTGGATATAAAACCCCCACTATATCCTTTGAATTAAAATAAAGACGGTGCAAGGTATCTGGGGGGAAAGTCATATCAGCGTCTATGAAACAAATGTAATCTACATTACTCGCCAACCCAGCCCTTACCAAGTCATTTCTTGCGTAGTGTATCTGCCTACTGCCGATTACTATTGAATACTGGAGTTTAAATATGGGATTTTCTCTCCAATAGTCCAACATATGAAGGAGACTATCAACCGTATGTGCTTTAAAACTCTCTAATACTGGTATCCCTAAAAATATAGTTTCCATAGTTAAGTTGCTGGTTTTTTAAGGAAACCAGCAAAACCTTGATTCTGTTACATTGTCCCGTTGTTAACCAATATAACACCAGCAGATTTATTCAAAATCTTTGCAGCCATCGTGATTTTGAAACCTACTGATGCAGCCTGGTTAATTGGGTCAGCAGTTCCAGCAGAGCCGAGTTGTTTGACGAACATCTCATAACCCTTCTGTTTATTACCCTGACCAGATATTTCAGTAACTCCGTATGCGTGAGGACCAAATATAATCGTCCCATACACAGTTCCTGAGTTAGTCTGCATCGTGTCAGCAGTAATAGCGTAAGAAGGAGCATAAGTTGATTCAACGAACCTGACTCCACCTACCTGCCCGATTTCACCTTTATACATCAATTCAGGTGAACTGTATTTCTGCCATCCTTTCCATCCAGAAGCGGTCATAATTGAATACGCCATCTTCGGGTGGATAATACCAACATATAAACCATCATCAAACGGGTCTACATTGTTGTTTCTTAACCACATAGCAGCGTGTTGAACCTGCTTCACGGTCAAACCTGAAGTGGTCATACTCGCTACGGTGGAAGAAGTTGCTAACCTGGCGTTGTTATGAAGTAGGGCAAAACCTTCTTGGTTTGAAGCACCTAAATCAATACTGCCAGAGTAGCATCTCACGTTCTTGCCAGTTGCCAGTAAAGCACTGGTTAAAGCAGACCTTGCGGCTGCTGTTTTAACGTGGAAACCAATCTGTGAGTGAATATACGTGTCTACTGTCGCAGCAGCTTTTTCACCCATCAATGTTGCGGCATCTTCAAGTAAGGGGTCAATCGCTGTCATTATCAGTAAATCAGAAACTCTTGCATAAGCACCTCTCTGAATCAAGGTGGCACTTAACGTGGAAGCCGACAGGATTACCTGTGCGGGAACCGTCAATTCGGTCATATTGGTTGTTACCGCAGATTGGGTAGCGAACCTATACCATTGAACAGTTTTCCCACTTTGTGCGGGTAGAGGTTTTTTATCGCCGAACTCATAAAATCTGAGTTTCGGTAACATTCTCTCTAAGCCTACTTTTTCATAGTCAGTATTGTTGCTCGTTCTTAAAGAACGGGATTGAGCATTTCTGTCAATCTCTGGATGTTTCCATCCAGCTCAGACCATATCTTCATTTCCTCAAAAGGAAAGGTCGGCGTATGGTCGTTGAAGTTACTGTTCTTTATTCCTAATTTGATTTCTTTAAGTTCTTGCAACATATCCAATTCATCCAGTTTGTAAGATTTGTTATTGGTATTGGATTTATTGCTAATCCTACTTTTAGTGAATTTTAAAACAATTTCAGCTTGTTCTTTTTTTTCACCAACCATAAAAGGTATTAGTAATTCTAAAAACCTTTCTACTCGTTTATGACCAGCGATTGTAATATCCCAACAACGTCTATTCTCTTTTTGTCTTTTTTTAATCCCAAGATGATAAGCAAGACCTAAAGATTTTAGGATTACTACACAAGCATTTATTATCTTTTCATCACTATTAGTAATTGAAACTCTTGGGGTATGGATTCGGTAAGTATCGGATATATTGTTATTCATCCCTACACTACCTTCACCCTCAAAAATTCCAGTCAACCAAGAAATATTAAAGAGCAGTCTTACTTGCTGATTGTCCATTGTAATATCCTTTCGGTTTTCGCATAATTAGCACGATTGGTTTTAGGAGTTTCCAGCATATAGCCAACTTTTCACCCAATTTTATTTAGGTGATAATCAGCGTGCTTAAACCAGCACCTGATGTTCTTTGTCCAGCCATAGTTAATATCTTTCTATTCTTTCTAATCCAGCACGTTTAGCCAGTTCTTTGGAGTTTAATTGCGTGTCCGTCAAATCAGGTTGAGGTTCTTCTGGTGTCTTGGTTGGATGTTCCACCTGAGCCGCCTGTTTCTGTTTTTCTATCTCTGCTACTTTTAATTGAATCTCGTTTGCTTGGTCTTTCAAGAGTTGGTCAACTTTCGTCCCCTTTATCAGATTGTAGACAGTCTCAACTGCGGCTGGATTCTGTTTTGATTTAGCATCCATCCGAGAGAGATAATTGTCTATCTCATCCTCTAACTGGTTAAAGTCTGACCGAGACCTTAACTTGCGTTTCTGGGACTCCACCGCCTTATCCGCTTTGATTTCATCAATAGGTGAAAGTCCTTTTTGGACTAACGCCTCTGCCATCTCGGCTTGAATGATAAGGTTGGCTCTTATCGGACCTACTTGTGCCTCAAGTGCATTGTAACGGTTCTCAAGTATAGTCAGAATGTCTGACTGAGGGACTTCCTTTTGCGGTGATGTTATCACTGGAGGCGGGACATTTTTCATCCCCGATATGTTACCAGTGGCATCAAAATCCACGTAAGGGTCTAATACCTCACGATACTTGGAACGCAGTTGTGCCTCTTGGGTCGTCTTTTTCTCCAATTCCTGATAAGCCTTTAACACGTCATCCTGTGTCTTGAACTTACCGAGAATCAAAGGAGATTCTTCTTTCCCCGTTTCGGGGGTGATTTCCTTTTTTTCTTCTGTTACTTCGGGTTTTACTTCTTCCTTTACTTCTGGTGTTTCTGTTGCTTCTTCCTTGGCTTGTGGTTTTGCTTGTCCTTCATTTATAACATCTCTTAATTTCTCTAAAGGGGCATCCTGCAAGTTCTCAAGTTTTATTTCTTCCATTTACTCCTCCTCTATCACTTCGTCAGTGAGTTTATAGCCTAATCGTTCTTTAATCTCATCTATCGTATCAAGCCCGCCTTGTATCTTGTAATATCCGCTATCACGTGTCTGTTTTCTGAGCTTGGAATATTTTTCCTGAAATAACTCATCAAATAGTTTCTGGACTACCTTCCAACCCTCGGTAGTCATAGTCTGGTGTAATAAACTTGCCTCGGAGATATTCAATACTTTTTTCACTTATTTAGAATCCCCATTATGTTGTGAATATAGTTTACGGTCTCTGTTGGTAGTGGTTTATTGTTCTTGACATTACCTATCCCGAAATTATAACTTGCTAATATGTTCGGTATAGTAACTGGTAGTTTATAATGGTTTAACATTAAAGGAATCCTGTCGTATAAATACCAGTTAGTAACCTGCATATTCTTTTGGACATCTTTCATTTCCTCAAGAGTATATTTAGTCTTATTGAATTTATTGAAATCCTCTAACGCCACTTGGGTAATCTGACCCAACCCAGTCGCCCCAGATTTAGGATTTACCGCATTGGCATTCCAGTTACTCTCTACTTGGATGACGGCATCCAATAATGACCCAGGAATATCCATATTAACCTCCTGGTATCATACTTCCCGCACCAGACCTTACTTGGTTCATTCCCATACCCTGACCAGTCATCTGGTTTATAACACTTGAAATATCAATTGGAGATGCCCCACCTCCGCCACCACCTTGGGCTTTTGCTTGCATCATCATTTGTTGCATCTGTTGGGCTTTTTGTATTTCCGCCCTTAATATCTTTTCAACATCTTCTCGGTCCTCAAAACCTAACGCCTCATATAACTTCATCCAGAACTTCACGTAAAGTTCCCCTGGGGGAAGTCCTGAAGTTCCAAGTGCCTCAATGACCCGTGAGATGTTCATAACTTTCATCTGTTGGTCTAAAGCGTAGCGTGAACCTTTTGCCCGAAACTCGTAATCTCCAGCGATAAGTTCGGGAGTATAGACTTGGGGTTTTCCCTCGGTGTCAAAGATTTTGTATCCTGGGGTCAAGAATTGTAGGTTTAATTCGTAATACTTCTCCCACACGGGTTCAAGGACCATCTTCTCAACGAAGTTCAAATTCAACTTAATTTTCTCGTGAGCCATACTCTGGAGTAACATAAGCCCAGATGAGGTCCTGTGGACATCTGCTCCACCAGCTCCTGGTTGGAGGGATTTTACCGCCCCAGTTACTTCCTCTATGCCGTTAGTAAGTACTTGTGCCTCCACCATCGCCCCTGCGGTAACATCTGGACACACATCCCACTCTTTTGCGTTAATCCCACCTGGTCTTAGACGTAACCTTGCTCCAGGTTTTCTTTCAAACATATTTATAATCTTGGGGTCAATAGCACCTTCCTCAAACATAAACACTGGCTGTAAGACTTGGTTGATGTTATCAATCCTCTGGTTACGTTTATCATTTAGTTCTTCCTGCATACACTCGGCTAACTCTGGAACTCCGATACCATAAAACTCTCCGAGAATAGGAAGCCATACGCCTTTGACATAAAGACTCTCAACATTCCAATAAGGAAATGCCTCATCCCTTACAACGATTTCTCGGTTGGCTATCGTTAATAACCAAGGTTCCATCTTGTCGGTCTTTTCGTTATACCAAGTTGTTTCGCACTCTAAGAGTTCAACATAACCCGATAAGTCTTTAGCACGTTCTTTTTTTAAAGTTGCCGATGCCTCAAATGAGGGTTCGGTAATCCCTAAACTCTGGAGACGTGAATGAGGAAATTCATCGGGAGACGGAAAAGATGTTCCCACGACTTTTTCTTTGTTTACGTAATTCTTGCCTTTCCTGAAATCATCTACTGACTTAACTGACCTGAATACCCTCGCCCCGTCAGTTATATTCACCGCTTTTGCTTCGGGGTAAAAATCAAACAAGTCAACCACCTCAAACACTGGTCCGTCATACTTGACGATTTCTTTAGGGACTTTCTTGTAACCAGTGAGGACTTTCTCAATAATCTGTTGGGGGTCGCCAGTCTTGACTGCACCCTGGACTTCTTTGGAGACGTTCTCCACAATCTTTTCTAAAGTAAAACGGGTCTTTGACTTTACCTGCCAACTGACCTTCCCAATGGACGTTCCCCTTACAAGCAACTGGATACAGAACAAAACATATTGGGTAAAGAAGTCAGACCGATACATCTGGGAACGTATCAGATTAGAAACATTCTTGTTTGAGGGGACTACATCAAAACTGGGGTCAACGGCGAAAGTGTTATTGATTACCCTCGCTAATAAAGTCATTACCGATTTATAAGTTTCGGGGATGAATAAATTGGACATCCAATCGTATTTCTTAGTCCCTGGGACGGAGAAAAACAAATCATCCCAGTCAGTGAATTTCTCCCTCATCTTGGAATAGTAATCCCTACTCTCGGTATATTTGTCTATGACAAACCTTACCTTCGGGTCGTTGGGTTCTTTTGGTTCTTTCTTCTTCGGCATTATCGTTTCCTCTTTTTACTTTTTTTGACCCTTTCAGGTAAAGATGAGATATTGGGAGTCTCGTTAGTCCACTTCTTGGCTTCCTTCATTGAAATCTCACCCTTCTTCGCCATAGCGAAAAACTTTCTCATTTGTGCTTTTGAACGGAACGGCATATTATCTCCTTGTAAGCATATGACAATTTATACAAAGCGTTATTCCGTTTTGTATATCAAATCTTAAATCTGGATAATCCTTAAAAGATTTTATGTGATGAACCTCTATCTTAATGTTTTTCTGTCCACACCTTTTACAAGTCCATCTATCCCTAATCAGAATAGTTCTCCGCCAATTATCATATGCAGGAGAATTTCTAATTTTGATACATTCTTGACTTATTCCACCCTTCCAACGAGGATTCTTACTTCCAGTGATATGGGGGTTCTTTTTACCTTTCCAATAACAATTAGACTTTTGTCCCTTTTTATAAAAGAATGGTTTTAATCTTTCTCTTGTTTCTTCTTTCCATTCTTTAGTGTGTTGTTTTCCAAAGAAATGATTTTTCTCCCCAATCTTAGCTAAACTTAATTTAGGGTAATGTTTTCCTAATCTCGTTAATCTAATCTTTTGGCGAGTTTCTTCTGTTCTTGGAGACCCCACGTGGGGGTGTGGATTACCCATATTTTGTCCACTTTCTGCTGGATTTTTTTTCCTGGATGTAGGCATCACCATATCCACCAGTATAAATTGGGTCTGAAGCCGCTATATACCTAAAGGCATCGCACAAGTGGTCCATTACTTTTTTAGGATGTTCCTTGACGTTCTTATCGTCCTGATGATATAAATACGTGTCCCACCTATACCTCGTTAATTCTTTAATTGTCGCCATACAGTCATCAAAGATATATAATTTAGGTTTATTGGTTTTATCGTTAATCTTTAGTAATGACTTGACTTTATTGATTCCAAACGATACGTCGTTATTGGCGGGTTTGGTATAAATCCCGAAACGTGAATACTCGTCCCTTAAAGACTTGAGTTCAGGATGTGCTGGATTTCTATTACACGCAGAGGGGTCAATAAAGGTGCAAGTGATTTCATCCAGACCTGTCCGAATCTTAATATTCTTGGCATTGTCCTCTACGTTGGTGTCTACCTGATACATCTCATCATAAATATAGTGGTCGTTGTCAGGAGAGACCGCCCACCAGATGACTGCGGTTGGATTGTTAATCCCAGGGTCTACCCCTCTGAACTTCGTCCAGTCAGTAGGTATGTTGAAACGCTTGACTACGTGTGTTTGGCGGTCAAACTCCTTGTAAACGAGTCCAGCGAACTCCACGAACTTGCCTTTTAAACGTGCTTCTTTTTCCTCGTCATAAAACGACTTCTCTAATTTAGCTAATTCATCCCTATCAATATAAGGATTCTCGTAAGTAGACATTAGGAAACACTCTATGTCTGGGTTTTCTCCAAGAGTCCATGGTTCATAGAGCTCATCATAAACCCACGACATCCCATGAAGCGGAGTCTCGGTCAGAATTATCGTCCCTTTAGTGTCTACTATCCTCATCCGACACTCCTGCCAGACAGAGTATTCGGGTTCCTCGTCAAACCAGATAAAATGCTTCTTGGTCCCCTGGAATTTCTCCCAACCAGAGTCTACTGACTTAAAACCTATGGTAGAACCATTAGTCAGTTCAGCGACCTTATCGGTCTCGTGCCAGTCTTTTAAGTAACGGTCTCCAATCAGTTTCCTGAATAAGGGTTGGGTGATGTCCCTTGAAGCTGGGAAGTCAAGAGAAACAACCCAAATATCTACTGGAGGTTTAGGGGTCTCCCTTAATGGATGAGTCCCAGTTGCCCACCAGATGACTTCCTGTGCCCCTGCGGTAGTTTTACCAGAGCGGTTGCCACCGAAAAGCCCTTTTATGCGGGCAGAGGATTTGTGGAAACGCCTGGTAGTGTCATTTATGGGTTTATAAGTCAAGAACGGAGTTCTCTCAAGTTTATCCAAAAAATATAGTTTAGTCTGTTTGTCTCCTTTTACTAAAGTGTCTATGTATTCGTTAATATCCATAGTTTAGCAGTCTGGCAGAGAGAGTGCTAATAGCCTTTATTTGCGATTTAAGGGGCATTTAAGACAAGATAAGTGAGGAAGTGTAGTCAGATGTCCTCCTCGGGTGGATAAATCTCTGGTTTAGGTTCTTTGCTCATATTTTGACATTCCAAAAATCAGTTCTAAGTGAATGTAGATACAGT